ATCAACATCACCCAAGGCACAAACTAAGAAGTCGTTGCCTGATCCATTTATATTGGTGATTTGCTGACCATTAGCAAAGACAAACATCCTGGTATTGCTAGTTGTGTTTTTAACAAACACCAGCATATAAGATTGTGTCGTAGAAAATTCAAAAGGTATAAGTCTAATACCATCTAATGTTGTAAATGATCCACCCAGGTGAGATGATATATCCAGCATGAATCTAAGACCAGGCCGTCTTTCAAAACCACCCTGGGGCAGTACGACTACGTTCTGTGCTTTTTCTAATGCTGATGCATATTGGGCTATATCTATTCTGCCATGTAAAAGAGGATCAATCTCACCTACAGTAAAATTTGACTGATACTGAGTAACCCTGGCCATTATCTAACCTCAGTTAAAAGATAATCAGCGATTACTGTTTTTGATTGACCAGCCCCATCTATGTTAATTGCTTGTCTAAAATATCCACCTCTCATATTCTCAGAAGGTGTTCCAAGTGCTATCGTTCTCCAATAATCACTCTTGGTAGTCTGATCTGTAACCGGCTCGGCTAAATGCCAGGCCATTTGATACACAAGCATTTGTACAAAGTATGAAGGCATATCCACTTCAGATACCAGCCTTTGATAATCTAAAACTATTGTTGTTTGATTTGTAAATAACTGATCGCCCTGGATTTCATATTCAGTAATCTTAGGCAATGTACCAGTTGATAAAGAAGCATAGACAGCCCTAGGAACACCATTAAACATATCTGATGGTAATTGATAAGCGTACAAATAAACATTTGTTGGTGCTGTCGTTAGACGGCCTATTTGTTGTTTTGTCAAAGTAAATGACCAGGGATACATTCCCAGGGTCTGAGCTTTAACACGAGGATACAGCACTGAGCAGATCGAGCTTGGGGCAGTGCCGTCTGCAAAGGAAGTGATTTGATTTGCTCCTAGTAGAAGGAGAGCCTGGGAACAAATCGATACGTCTGTATCACCTTCAGCCATTGGCCATATCCTCGCCTTTTAGTTTTTAGTCGCTATCTGTCATAGCCACAGTTGTGCCATCTGTAACATCAACAACACCGGATGCATTAGATGCAACCATAACAATACTCATTGTTGGTGTACCACTGTCATGTACAAAGATAACATCACCTACAGACAAATCATCAGACATATCATTGAAATAACCGGCTGTGTTTACAGTAGCTATTGAATCGGCTGATGTATAAGTCCACATTTGAGGGGCTACTCCTTTTTTGGATTGGCCACCTATTGGGTTCATACCAGTTCTACTAAATGCCATGATTAACTCTCCCTACAAGTTACATCAACAAGACCATTCGCATCTATTACGATTGCTCCGGCTGAATACATTGCTGTTACTAAGAAGGAAGTTTTCTCAGGAATGTAGTTGACCTCTGTCTTTGGTGCGATACCAACGGCACAACCGATAGCATCTCTATGGAATGCTAAACATGTTCTGTCATTAGACCCATCTTTTGGAAGTCCACCTTCATCACGATCACCAATCATGTGAATAGTGAAACCCATAAATGAGTTTACTTCACCTCTGACTAAAGCCTGGACTTGAGCAAAATCTGCTGATATCGCTCTTTCATCGCCAAGCAATGATGCTAGTGAGTTAGCATGGATAATCATGTGACGATCTGTAGGTGGCACTGACTTAGCATCCATTCCTTTTTTCGTTGCGATGATTTTTCCTACATTCAAATCTGAAGCACTTGCAGAACCACTGGTCACCACAGTATTAGCCACTGTAGTACCGGCAGACCCAGCTATTAATGCATCAATAATGATTTGATCTTCTCTTCTTCCTATTGCATTTCCAACTAACTTGGCAAGCTCTTGTCTTTCATCAAAGTTGATTTTTGCCTGATTAAAAATGTCTGAATACTCAGAAGCAACATAATCAGTAAGAGTTGCAGTTACACTTGAAAATGTACCATTTAATGGAACAACGTCAGTTGAAGGTGTTCTAACTGATGCTGAACCTTTAGCCAAGATCGGAAACTTTGCAGTGCTACCTTCCACTCCAGTTCTCATACGAGCAACATTTCTTAGAGTGGCTGATGCCTGATAAGCTTGATGAACCTCAGCTTCAAACAGCGTTACAAACGCTGGACTTAAAGTTGTAGCCATAAAGACTTCTCCATAGTTAAATTATTACATCGTTTTGGTTACCGGAAAATCCGACCTAAACTCTTTACTAAAGCATGATCGGCTGACGAGAGTTATCGATCTAATTAGACGATACACCAAGATATAGTGGTTTGTAAAGCCTAGAATACATATCTAGTATTTATACAGTAAATTTAACCATAAGCTTGCTCAAAAGCTCGCTCAACTTTCTTTCTGTAAACCGGATCAGACTGATATTTAGGATCAGCTACCATCGCCTGGAGTTCTGTTTTATCAGGCATATCACCAGGTAATGATACAGTTGGTATCTCTTGCTTGCCATTAATAAGACCTCTAAGTTTTTGCATCACTCTTTGACCTTCGGCAGTACCACCCAGCACTTCTAACTCCTGGTAATCAGTTTGAGTTAAGACACCATCAGCAACAAGTTTTTTACTCCAGTTAATATTAGACTGAATTATTTCAGTAGCATTAACACCAAGCTTTTCTTTTTCCTGAGATGTATTTATTTCTTCTTCTTGCTGTACACCACCAGTAATTTCTATGACCTTATTGATCAAACCAGTAATAGATTTATTGGATAGTTGTTTTTCTTTACCAAACTCCAAGACGGCCTGGATAACGGCATCATCAGGATCAACAGCAATTTCAGATAAATCATACTTATCAGGGGCTGTCTCGCCTAGTTTCTTTTCCAGGTGATTAATGCTCTTAGCCATGTTCTCAATGTTTGGACCATCTGTTTCATCCCAAAACTTTTCCGGAAACCAGTCAGGCCTTTCATAGACTTCGCCTTCTCCAACTTCTGCTTCTTCTCCAGCTTCTTCATTTTGGATGTGAGAGATTCCTTCTTCTTCATTGGCTACCTCGCTTTCTATATTCCCAGCTTCTTCGGCCATTAGACCTGAAGATTGTTGTTCTTCCTGGGCTACGTCTTTTTCATCATTCATTACTGCATCTCCTCATACGTTGAATAATTTCTCTTACAATCGAGTTTTGCCCCTCTCTAGAATATCCATAAGAAGGTTCAGTTCCTGGTGTCCAGGCTGGTTGATCAATAGTAATAGATCGTAAATGATCTAAAACCTTTTGACCTTCTTCTGATGTAAATACTCTCATGTAAGCTTTATCGATCTCACTAGGCTCATTCTTAAAAACCATTTGTGGATCATCAATGCCTTCCCAGCCACTATTGCTGTTCAGGTATCTGATCTTCTGTGCCTGGTCCTGGTCCATCCATCATTCCTTGTTGTTGTGCCATTTGTGCCATTTGCTGGGCTTGTTGTAACAATGCTTGTCTTTCTTCCGGTGTCGTTCTTAAACTTGCCGGTATACCAAGATTGTCAGCTATAAAATCCATAGCCTTATCCTGGTTCATAAATAACTGACCTTGTGGTCCAAGGCCTTGCAGTATCTGCATATAATTTAAAACTTCTTGAACTTTCTCCATATTCTGTGCCATAGCAAGAGGAGCAGTTGGACTAATCTTGACTTGCAAACCATTGACCTTCAACGGCAGTTCTATCATACCAAGCTCATTCATAAGTTCTAGTGTACGTCTAACAATCGGATACATAGTCTCAGATATTAATCTGCCAAAAGCTGATCCTAAATTTTGAGATAACTGCTTCATTCTTTCTTGTATCTCGGTAGCTGACCTGGCAGACATATTATCCGGTGGCAGACTTTCATCCAGCATGATTGTCTTGATAGATGATATAAGATCATTGCTGGTAAACTGAGTTAGCTGAACGTCACCTGATCTCGGTAGGGGCTTGAGAGATTCACCTTGTGGACCACCATTCCTAGCCACTGGTATGATAGCTCCTGGAACTATACGAACAGTATTTGGATTTAAAACACCATCATCACTAGCTGTAAAGACACCACCAATAGATAAACTCGCATTTTTCAGGGCAAGTTGTTTGGTAACATTTAATGATTTTATATCAGGCAAGGCCAGCAATACCGGACCTCTTCCATATCTTTCACCGGCTGTCTTGCTGTATCTTGAAATAACCCAGGGAAAGCTTTTAAGTTCTCGATAAACTAATTCATCTTCACCATTATCGGATATGATTTGATAGTGAATGTTGCCGGTTGTTTTATCAAAGTATGTACCTTCAATCAATTCAACCATTTCAGTTGGGTCTTCTCTATATCGACTAACCATAGAAGGTGGTATTTTTATATCAGGAAACTCCTGGTCCAAAACCTCAAAGGGTCTTTTCATACGTCTATAAACTCTTTCGACACTGCCGTTAGGACCTTCATCAAAAGAAATTAAAAAGGTTGGAATACAGCTATATCGTATTGGCTCTACATCATTGCCAGGTTGAATCAGTAAGACAGCCGTTCCAATAGCAAGTTCTTGTAGAAATTCACCAATAGCCAGGTCAAACTTTGATTGTCTCATAACTGAGAACATTTGCTCAGAATATTTATCTAGTATTTGTTGGACTTCTATTGATCTTTCTTCAGGTATTTGATCACCTGGTTGCAACCGACACCAAGATTGCTGGGGAGGAAATAGACCGGATTGTATTCTATTAGCAAACTTCTGTGTCGATTGCATGGCAGTGGAGTCAAAGACCTTGGACATCTTATCTTGCCCTGGCACATTGCCTTCATAATATCCATCATATAAATTTCTATCCGGTAGGGCATATCGGTAGGCATCTTCGTATATTGATCGCCAGTGAGCTTTTTGACGTTCAGCATTTTCATATCTTTTTTTGAGGTCTTTTGGATTTAATTTTGTCATGTCTTTTTATGCCTATTTGCAAAGTTTCTAGCACTCTCTTTACTTCTAAAACCCCACGCTTTAAGAGCTAACGCTAATCTAGTTGGCCTTCCTTTTTCATCCTTCTCCGGTCCTTTCATCCCACCAAACCTAGAAGCAAAAGATACTCGTCTGCCATCTGTTCCGGTTTTCTGTGGTCTCTTGAGATTTGATCCTTCAGTTTTTTTAAAATGTTTTCTGCCAGCTTCATTCAATCCACCTTTAGGGTTTTGAAATTTTTTAGCTACCATCGGATCGGCCTTTACATGCCGGACACTCAAACTTTACTTCATCATCCTCTTCTATCTTGGCCATAGCAATTTTGCAGATAGGGCAGATAGGTAACCCTTTTTCAAACTTCTTATGATTACGAGGATACGATCTCATGCCCTTGGATTTCTACCTGGCCCTAATGTTCTTTTAGGTGCTTCAACACCGGTTGCATCACCTGACATAAGCATCTTGTTACGCTTACTTCTAGAAATTTGCCTGGAAGCTATTTTTCTTTTTTCTTCAGTTTCTCGCCTTTCGGCTCTTTCTTCTCTTCGCTCCTGATCTTCAATCTCTTCAGCA